TTGTAAGGTCACAGGCAGGCCGCGCTATTCTTGAGCCGCGTTTGGCTGGTCGTACTGATGAAATATCAGAGGCTGCAAGAAAAGGGTTACTTGAGGTTGATGAGGCTCCCATTCGTCCAACAAGTATAGCTAGAGAAGCGCAAGAAACAGCATCAGAGGCTGTTAAACGCCTTGAAAAACAACGTACAGAAATATCTCAAGCTGCTGGTTATGGGCGGCTTGCCGAGGGCAGTGTTCCTAAAGAAGATGTTGTTAGCTTACTTAAATCAGCCGAGGAAGTGTTAAAACTTGCGCCAAAAGGTACAAGAAGCACAAATCGCAAAGCCGCTAATACATTCAAAGATATGCTTAGAAGGTTTGAGACCAAAAAAGTAAAAGACCCGAAGACAGGCAAAATGAAGTCTCAAAGGGTTATGGTTACAACTGAGAACGCTGAAACCTTAGAGCAAGTACGCCGCGAAATGCAAAAAATGGTTAATGCTGATGAGGGTATTAGAGGAACTATTGGCCCTCTTGTTACAGATTTAAAAAGAATACTTGAGGACGTTCCTCAGTATGCTGCGGGTAAAAAAGCGTTCAAAGATTTTAGTAATACAGTAATGAAAGATTTTACTGACACAGGTATTAGGTCTTTAGCGCAGCAGGGTGTTAACCCAAAAACTGTTGCAAATCTTGTATCAGACCCAGACTTAGTCAGACCAGTCGATATAAATAAAATAGCCGACGCTATGAACGATGTAGACCCGACTGTCTTTCCTAAGATAGCAAAATTCTTAATGCAGTCTGAAATTGACAAAGCTGTGTCGAAAGCCAAACCCGGCGAAAAAGCTGTAAAAGCTTTAAGAGGTACTGAGTTAGGTGGAGAAAATTTAAACGCAGTATTGCGCGGCGTTGCCAAAGCAAAGGGTCAAGATTCAGAGCAGTTAGTTATTGGCATAAACAATATGCTTGATGTTTTAGGCCGCACAACAGAGGTGCCTAAGTTTACTGCTATGAAGCCAGTAGCACCTGATGTTCCTGGTAGCCTAGCAGGTGCTGTTAAGAAGCTTACTGCTGTTGAGGTTACACGACCTGCTGGATTGCTATCAGACGTTATAGAGCCAACATCAGAGGTGGCTTACAGAAGCATTGCTAAAGCCCTTGCTAGCGATGACAGTATTGATGCTGTTATACGCCTCGCTAATATGAACCCTAGCTCACAAGCAGCTAAGAATATTGTTGGTAGCCTTATGGGTACGTCAGCCGCCTCTCAAAGCGGTCTACTAGCGGGTGAGCAAGAATAGTGTTATAAATAGGCAACGCCTTTAGGAGAAGATAATGGCCAAAAATTCTATCCGCGATTATTCGGCAACGAATAGCAGCAATTCGGATATTCAGTCCATCGACATCTCCGAGGGCTGTTCACCGGCTGGCATTAACAACGCCATCCGCGAGGTTATGGCCGACCTAAAGGATGTGTCCACTGGCGCGATTAGCCTTGAGACACCAGCGGCAGATAGCTTGACCGTAACTGGCGACTTAACCGTTGACACCGCCACGCTTAAAGTTGACAGCACAAACAATCGGGTGGGCTTGGGAACTGTTTCGCCATCACAAACTTTACATTTAAAAGACGAAACAAGTGCAAACATTGTTTTTGAAGATACTACAAATGGAATTGCAGGATATGTTGGGCCATCAGCAAATAATCAATCTGACACTACAGCAGATAGGTTAGGTATTCGTGGCGAAGCTGGAATTGCATTTAGTTCAGGTGCAAACACTCTGATGCGAATGTCGTCTGGCGGCAGCTTGGGCATTGGTGCAGCCACTGACCAAGCTATTATTGCTGCTGCTGAACCTCTTGTTGTTACGGCTGATGGAAGTTCTGTTGGCACAAATGAAGTAGCGCATTTTGCCTATCCACAAACATCAGGCGGTCTCTATGGTATGAGGCTAAGACAGGTTGTAACATCCGGTGTCGTTCAACACACTTTTGCCACTTATAACAATGGAACAGAGTATGCACAAAATCTTGTACTAGACAGAGGCGGGGTAAAAATAAACACAACAAGTGTTTTTGCTAGTAATAATGAAAAACTAACAATTCTAGGGGGTTCGACCTCTCAATATGACGCTTGCCTTACAATGAAATCTGGGTATGCGACAGGCAGCACTTCTGTTAATGGAGTGTATTTTATAAATAACGCTGGCGGTCTTGCTGGTTACATTTCTTGGAACGGTTCATCAGTTTCCTACGCCACCTCATCAGACTACCGCCTAAAGACAGCAGTCAACTACGACTGGGATGCAACCAGCCGCCTAAAGCAACTCAAGCCAGCTAGGTTTGAGTGGATTGCTGAAGGCGATAACGCTGTTCCTGTCGATGGCTTCCTTGCACACGAGGTACAGGACATTGTGCCAGAGGCTATTAGCGGCACTAAAGACGCTATGCGTGATGAAGACTACGAGGTTACGCCAGCAGTCGAAGCTACCTACGATGACGATGGCAACATCCTAACAGAAGCCGTACCAGCAGTTATGGGTACACGGTCTGTGCCGGATTATCAGGGGATAGACCAGAGTAAAATTGTGCCAATTCTTACGAAGGCATTGATTGAGTCAGTTGCAAAGATTGAAGCACTTGAAGCCCGCATTGCAGCACTGGAGACAGCATAATGAGCAAAGATAAACTCACCGACTACGATGCCACCGCATCCAATAACACGGATGTGGGCGGGATATCTGTGGCGGAAGGAATGTTGCCTAGTGGCGTTAATAACGCTATTCGGGAGCAGATGAGCCATCTGAAGGACTTTGCGTCTGGCACGACTGGCATTGACGTTCTGAGCCTCGCTGACGATGACGCGAGTCACGCAATCAAGCTGCAAGCCCCAAGCGCAGTGACTGCTGACACCACGTTCACATTGCCGGACGGAGATGGTGCAAGCGGCCAGACGATGATTACGGACGGTGCAGGTGCGCTGGCGTGGGCGGCTCCTTATGGAAACAGAAACCTCATCATCAACGGAAAGTTTTCCATATTCCAACGTGGAACTGGTGCAACAACAGTCAATGGTAATGATGTGTTTGCCGCTGACCGTTTTAAGGGTTGGGCAAATGGTGGTGGGACATACACTGTTGAACAATCTACAGACGTTCCGAATAATGAGTTTGAGTACAGCGCAAAACTAACTAACACAGGTGTTGATAGTTCTGTTGCGGCTGGTGACAATTATCGTTGGGCAACGGACATTGAAGGATACAATGTTTCACAGCTTGGATACGGTCATAGTGACGCTAAAGCAGTTACGTTATCTTTCTGGGTAAAGTCTAGTTTGGCTGGCACATATTGTGGTGCGCTTTATTCAACAACAGCCTCTAGGCATTACATATATGAATACACAATCTCATCTGCAAACACTTGGGAAAAGAAAACCATTACGGTTTCATCTGGTGATACGACAGGCTCTTGGAACAAGACTAATGGTAATGGCTTGCGGATATATTGGGGTTTTGGTTCTGGGTCAACTTATCAAGGAACGGCTGGTGCGTGGACTGCTGGCGAAAAGTGGGAAACAACCAATCAGGCAGCTTGGATAGGTTCAGCTTCTGCAACTTTCTTTATCACAGGCGTACAGCTTGAAGTAGGTTCTGCCACGCCGTTTGAACACCGCAGCTTTGGCGATGAGTTGGCTAGGTGTCAGAGGTATTTTCAAAGGTTGGGAGAATATACCACATCTAGTTATCCAGTAAACGGTCAATGCTATATTTATGGTTCTACCAATGTTGCTGGTTCCTTTCAGCTTATATCACCAATGCGAGCAAGTTCTCCTACCGTAAGTTTTCCTAACGGTAATTTTGCTGTAAGGGCGGGAAGTGCCGCAAACAGTCAATATGAATTTTCTTCTATAAACAGCAATCAGGGTGCGACTCAAGGTGTTATGCAGTTTGATGCAACAGTGGCAAGCGGAATACAAGTAAACACCATTGGTGTTGTCGTAAACGCAGGAACTAACAGATATATGTTTGTAGATGCGGAGTTATAAAATGAACATTACATCAGCACAGTATCTACAGTCTGGCATGACTGGCGAAAATAGCGGCATAAAAGTCGTTATTGACGACCAGATTCTTTTTGTACCCCTTGACCCCGCCAACCGCCACTACGCAGAAATCATGCGTCAGGTAGACGCTGGCAAACTAACCATTGCGGATGCTATCTAATGAACGAGGAAAACAAAGTCATCATTGACGTAGTTGCTGGAACAGGTACTGCCGCCGCATATATGGCGATGGTTCCTGACTTTGTGGCTTTGTTTACTGGCGTGTGGATACTAATTCGCATATGGGAAACCAAGACCGTGCAATCTGTGATTAAGCGTTTTACTGGCCGTGACAAAAAATGAACCCGCTGATGCTGTTCGTTGTGGTGGTTATTCTGCCCAGCGGAGAGCCGAAAGTAGATGCTGGCGTTGTGGCTCAATGCCCAGACACAGAAAAAACCACTCAGATTTACGAGCAGGCAGTCATCCGAGGTGATATACTCGACTGGCGTGCGCGGTGCTATAATACCGGCCTAATGCGCCCCACCTTCACATAAGGAACACTGTCATAGACCCGATTACCATTACAGCAGCCGTCAGCGGGGCTACAGCGGCCTTTAACGGCATAAAGCAGATGATAGCTGCCGGTAGAGACCTAGAGTCCTGCATCGGTGATGTATCACGCTGGATGAAAATGGCATCTGACGTTGACCAAGCTGAGAAGCGTGTTAAGAACCCTTCTGTGTTTCAGAAGCTAAAAGGTTTCGACAGCATTCAGCAGGAAGCGTTGCAAGTCTATGCTGCTAAAAAAAAGTTAGAAGCACAGAGAGCCGAGCTAAAGCAATTCCTCAATATGAGCTATGGGCCGCAAGCTTGGGCTGACTTGATACATCTTGAGGGCAAAATCCGTAAGGAACGGCAAGACGCTATTTATAAGCAACAGGAGATGCGTCAGCAGATTATAGAGTTTATCCTTATCAGCGCATTATGCTTGACAGTGGGTGCTATTCTTATAGGATTTATATGGTTAGGAACAAACAGCTAGGAGACTAGATATGTGGTTACCAAATTATAGGCACGAGATAGAGTATCGCCCATCAGAGAATGATTACATCGTCAAGATATTTGAGGAATCTAAATTAATACAGGTCGCATTCTTTAATGCTTGCAATGCAGCCCTAAGTTTTGTAGAACGGAGAGAAGAGAGCTACTTGAAGCCATAGCTCTTGGTTTCCTCCCTAACTCCACCCCAGAGGTTTTTCCCTTGCCTCTGGGGTTTTTCTTTGAGGTAATCTTCCACGCTGATAGACCGCACCTCAGACGCTGCACCGAACTTTTGCGGTGTCCAGAACGCCTTGCTGTAAGCAGAGTAATTATCGCCGCTATCTTCTGGTCTATTGTTTGGCTTACGTTTTTGTCTGCGTGATTTCGTCTGCATCACACATCTCCCCCTGACAGCAATCATCAATTACTTGGTCGCACTCAAAGCACTGCGTGTGTCCGTGAACATATACCGTTCTAAGCCTGTTACCGCAGCGTGGACAGTGAAGTCTAGGGTCTTTGTTATATTCTGTTACTTTATCGTGATAATCCATTACTTAGAAACACCCTTAGCCTTTTCATAGCTACGCATTCCACCAAGCCCGAGAAGGCCAAGCAAGACAGTCATCAAGCTATCCATATCAAACTGAGGGTAAGATACTGGCTCAACGCCCATATAAGCAGTTACTACATCCATAGTCGGAAAAACTAAGAAGTGAGCGAATAAAGCCAGGCTACAGCACCAGCCCACACTAGGCCGCCAACCTGCCACAAAGATGTTCCGTGACTTTGCCTCTTCTGCATTGATAGCCAACTGACCCTTGGCAAGCTCTTGAGCGTGACGTTCAGCCATTGTAGCTATTTCGTGAGCCAGCTTGTTTTTCTGGTCTTTGTCCTCGACAAATTTGCCGATTAAATCAGTGGCTGGGCCGATTAGTGCTTGCAACATTACTTTGCCTCTAACATAAGTTTAAGTTTTTCTATCTCTATTTCTAAGTCGTGAACTCTTGCAACCGTATCTTGTACAGATTTGGGTGGTTGAAACTCATCAATCCAGTTGTCGTTCTCCTCAACTTCTTCCATTGTTAATTCAAGATTATGCTCAAGAAAACTAATGCGTTCTGTTAGCCCAAAATAAACCCAAACGCTGACCGCCGTAAAAGCAATCATACTGATAAGGTTTCTTAAAGGGATAGTGATTTCACTTGCTTCATTAAGTTTTGTAGCGGCTTGTTTCATTTTGATTCACTCCCGCACCATACAGCAAAAGCACCAGTAGCCGCTCCGACTATGGTGCTAACAAATGCCGTTTGTTGTGTCGTTGCTGCTGCGCCAAGGCTCATAAACCAATCGCATACGTTCCAAGCCATTATGGTAAATGCAAGCATCATACAGCGTGGGATTATCTTATATTCAAGTAGTTTCTGGCTCATTCGCTAGGTCTCTCATACGTTCAACTAACCGCTTTGCGCGATTCGGAACCTGAGTATACCATTTGCTGTCAACCATTTCATCTGCTGCCTTATGCCAGTTACGAGCATCGACACCAGCCTTCATACCGACAAATCGAGACAGGCGAGGGTAACCTAGATTGAAGCACATATTGGCTACAATATGCTGGCACTCTTCTGGCAGTTCATCGAAGTCATCATATAAACGACGGCAGTCTTCAATCGTCACCAGGATGTCCAGATTAAACGCCTGATGCACCCTGTCTTTGCTTACAGGTGTGCCAATATCCATCTTATGCTCTGGGTCATCTTCAGTCACCAAGTGACCGATACCGAAAGTTTTGAGTGCTAAGTGGTCGAGATACAGCTTAAACTCACACCCCTCATCAGCAACTATTTCGTCACGCAGTTTGTCGAGTTTCATTTTCATCCTCGTGTTCTCCCTGCATTAGCTTAGACGCAGTAACGCCAAGCTGGTACAGAGCTTCTGTCAGAGTGTTTTCACTAGCCTTGCCACGACCAGTCATAAATACCTCACAAGCCTCGCCTGTATGCGGGTGAAAGCTAACTGTTACTGCTAAACCTGCACCGATATCTGTTGTTACGCAAGGGCGTCTGTTAGGTAAGTTCATTCTGTAACTCCTCAATGGTTTTCTGCCAAGAATCTTCTTCTAGGTCTGGATTGTCGAAAAAAGAAGGCTTGCGATTCATACGCTTTATTTTAATAGATGTTACCGGCAGAAAGAACACTGCCCTTTGCTCAACCGACACGAGTGCCATTATGTCAAAATCTGACCTTTTTGGTAAGCGTTTATTGCCACCAATAGACAGGTTAAATTCTAATCTGTATTTATTACCAAGACTATATTGACAGGATTTTACTTGCACCAGAAACCTTTGCCCGGTGTCTCTGTTCCAAGCAACTAAGTCAACTGAATCTTGGCTGGCAAGAGCGACCCCCCAGCCACGCTGCAATATAGATGCCGCCGCTAAATACTCAGCAACCAGACCAGCGGTACTATTGCTCAGTCTGACTGACGCTATACGCTTAATCTTCATTAGGCTCCACAACGTCTATAAGACGCTCCAAGTACCAACTAGCCTTACGCAAGTCTTGCGGCGGGTTTTCTTTATGCTCATAACGCCATATGTACTTGATGATTGAGCCTTGCAGGTAATACTTATAGCCATCACCTAGAGCAGCTTTGATTGCGTCAATGCACTCCACCTCACCATTCTTATAGTGAGGCGGGTGGTTTACTAGGTCGCTCATTAAGCTACAAGCTGTTTTATTTTAGCTATGTCTCTGTTCAGCTTTGTTGCGCCTCTACCACGCTTTGCAAGCTTCTCAGAAGCGTACCAGACTGTCGTGTGGTCACGCTGCATTTCTCTTCCTATCTCTGGCAAGCTCATCGTGGTCATCTCACGAGCCATATACATAGCAAGATGTCTAGCTTGAACATATTCCTTTACCCTGCGCTTAGACAGCATCTGTATGCGGGTGACACCTGTCACCTCTATTGTTGCATTGATAATCTTATCAAAGTCAGAGGTTGTCGAAATCGGCTCCGTAGTCGTGCCGAACAGCGTTTTCAAAATTCTTACTAAAACATTCATATCCACAAAACTCCTTTTTTGCGCCATTAACTATGGCTGGTGTGGTCATCCAATCGAACTGTTTGTCGCAGAAACTGCACTTGCTCATTCTTGAACTGACAATGTTCTTAGGTTTTTTTCTCTTCCACATAGCTTCCCTTTATTGGGTCGATAGGCTGACGAACGAGGTGTGAACCGCCAGCCTATCTAGGTTAGACACTAAAACGGAATAGTGTCATCCATCTGGTTGCTTGCACCGTTGTTCGATGGTGCTGCCTTGCGGCTGCCGTCATCCTCTTCAACCACAAAGGACAAGAAGTCGTTGCCCTTCTGGCTGGTTTTGTTCCAAGCAGAGATGCGGTACTTGGTGCCGTCAATCTCCATACTGCCTGTCATATCTGGACGCTTCGGGTTATCACCCTTGTCGTTCGGGAACAGTACGCCCCTCAAATTGTTGTCGTAATCAGCCATTAGCTGCTAACTCCTTCTTACGTTTTGTAAATGCACTATTGTGCTGTCCTGCCGCTGGCCCCAACCGGCTATACAGTTTTTTCAGTGATTCAACATCGGGAGCCAATGCAATCTCCTGCTCTACAGTGAGAGGTGACGCAATCTTCTTTGGTGCTGGTGTGTCTGACTTAATATTCGGAGATTCAGCCATAGCCGTTGGCGATTCCATCGGCATATCCTCACCAGCATAGATGTAGCAACCAAGGCCAAGAGCCGCGATTGCTTTTACCATACAGCGTTGTAGTGAAGCGTTAACCTCAAAGCTGTTAGGGTTCTTGATAGGCCGGTTAGCGTGGTTCAGAACAGGCATAATCTCTGTAGCTGATTCCAGAGCCGTGATGCTGTCAGCATTGTTCTCCGGCATAATCTTGATGGTGACGGTCACATACGCATTTCCATCTGCATCCATCATATAAGGCAGGTTGTTGCCGTTTACTTGAAACAGATGCTTGGTGTACTGCGCTGTCGGATAGTGCTGCTTTAAAATGCTCCAAGCCCACGCCCAAGACAAATAGGTGAATCCGTTTTTCTTCTCAACGTGCTTTGAACAATCAATAGCACTCAATGTGTTCCATACGTTAGACATTGCTCCATAACTCCTTTGCTTCATTTACGAACTGGTGGCTCCAATAGAATGGATGATTGAAGTCCGGCTCCATTAGACCTGCCAATGTTTTTGGGTCTGTGCTGACTGACAGCAGGTTTTGCCGTGTAATTGCCTTGCGTCTGATTTCCTCAATAGCAAAGTTCAATACATCCTCAGACATTTTCTCGCAGTTATCTGGGTTGTAGATGACACCCTCAACCGATGACACATACGCAATGTTAGGTGTAGCACCAGTGGCCTTCCAATAGACTGCCGCTTGCAGGATATGCTCCCACGCTGGCTCTTTAGGCAGTGATGCCTTAGTCCAGCTTCTTGTGCCGTCCTTCTTGACCATACCCTGACGCGGTGCCTTGGTCTTTATCTCAGCCAGTGACCCATCTTTGAACAGGTCAACAAAACCCATAACAGGCACCAGTACGCCATCTAGCATCAACTCGATTTTGCGCTCTTCTTGTGCGCCACTAAATAAGGGAGATAGTAAGTCGATGCCAACGCTAGAGGCGTCTGGTATTAGTTCGCGGAACTTGTCGCGCTTGTCTTGTGATGAATTAGCCGGATGGAAATCATATCCGGTCAATGCCTCTTCTACAGCCTCATCAATATCCTGACCGTGACACACGGCTGCTTGAATAACCTGATGAACTGCTGTACCAAATGCGGCATTCTCGCCAACGATAATCTCGCGGCGTTTATCTTTTGATAGGTAAACGTAATCGAACATCCAGTTTGCCAATGGGCGATTTAACTGGCTTGGACTGAAATGGTAAACACCTACCGATTTCATCTTATTTAATAAGTCTGTCATTCCCTAACTCCTTGGGTGCCGTGATTGGCTTGATAACTTTAATTACGAAATACTGATTGACCTGTCAACAATAATTTTATACAGATTGACATATTGTTAATTTCTATTTGTAGGAGAGTTACTTGAAACTGGCAGAACATATGATGAAACGAGGGATGACACAGGCCGACCTGGCGCGTCATCTGAATGTAACAAGAGCAACTGTAAACAATTGGATATATAGGCGCACACCGCCGTCTGGTCAAAAGATGATGGAAGTCTACAAGTGGTCAGGTGGCAAGGTTGGTTTGAAAGATTGGTGCGAGGAGTTTGATAATGCCTAAGAAGTGGCACAACCAATATGGATATGGCCCGAATCCAAAAGAGGAGTGGGAAAGACACGCTGAGATGTTCAAGGATTCGCCAAGCTTTGAGGATGACCCAACCGCTGCATCTGCTGACACTATCGGCAGCTACAATCAAAAGAGTGTCGGTGAGACCGGCATATTGAAGGGTGATGATATGGGAGATTACGGCGGCAATGGGGAGAAACCACAGTGACAAACGGACGTAGAAAAGGAGCCAATTTTGAACGTGAACTGGCTCGTATGGCTATGGATGAACTTGGCATTGATGATGTTAAGCGAGACCTAGAGCAATATAGGGCAGGCGACCACGGCGACCTGATTGGCATTGACGGTTGGACTGTCGAGGCGAAGCGTTATGCTCACGGCGTGACGCACAAAGATGAATGGTGGTCACAGGTGGAACGTGCCAGTGATGCGTCTGGTACTGAGCCGGTGCTTATCTACAAATATGACCGGCATCCGATTCGGTGCGTTGTCCGGCTGTCTAGCATTAACGCTGACTTTGCTGGCAAGGATGACTTGGCGACTATCAGCTTTGAGACTTGGTGTATGCTGGTTAGAGAAAGCTGGGCGTGATGGAAAGCAAAACACAAGCAGGTTTTCGCATCGTTGGTGGCAATGACAGAGGTGACAGGCAAAAGGATGATTTCTATGCCACACCATCAGAGGCCACTCTTGCCTTACTGAGTAAGGAAACATTTAGCGGCAGCATATATGAGCCTTGCTGTGGTCAAGGCCATATCAGCAAGGTTCTTGCATCTAACGGTTATGAGGTTGAATCAACCGACTTGGTTGACCGTGGATATGGAACCAACAGCGTTGATTTTTTAATGGAGACCAAACAGCGAGACAACATTATCACGAACCCGCCATACGGTAAGCTGGCATTGCCTATGGCACAGCATTGCCAACGTATTGCAAGAAACAAAACAGCATTGCTTTTGAAGCTGAGTTTTCTGGAAGGTGTCGCTCGTAAGCAGTTTTTTCTAGATAACCCGCCGATTCGGGTGTGGGTGTTCTCAAAGCGGATGAACCTGATGAAAGACGGTCACCAATATAAAAACGGCGGGATGATGGCGTTGGCTTGGTTTGTTTGGGAGACAGGGTATCGGGGTGAAACTACAGTGGGGTGGCTGTAATGGAATACAACAACGATTTCAAGTATGACTTGCAACTCGGTCAGATACACGAGCAGTGGCTTGGCAATATCCTGACCGATGCAACCATTGAGGTCAAACGCGACTATATGTCGGCAAGGACAGGCAACATATTTATCGAGTTCGAGAGCAGGGGAAAGGCGTCTGGCATAGCTGCCAGCCATGCCGAATACTGGGCTTTCGTATTATCTGGTCATCGGGTGATTATCGTTCCGCTGGACACTGTGAAAGAGGTGGCTAGGGAGCAGTACCGAAAGACCGGATACACAAGGGGCGGTGATAGCAACACCAGTCTGGGAGTTTTAATCAAGGTAGGGGATTTACTGAAATGAGCATAAAGGCAGTTAGCTGGGCATTTGACCAGCAGATAAAAGACCCGCTGGCAAAGCTGGTACTGATAGCGGTCGCTGACCACATCAATGAAAGCACTGGTGATGCTTGGCCTAGTGTCGAGCGTCTTGAGCATATGACCTGCGCCAGCCGCAGCACCGTTATCCGAAAACTAAAGCTGCTTGAAACTACCGGATTCTTGCAACGAACAAAGCGTTACAACAAGACCGATTTGTACCAGCTAAATATGGTGGGTGTCACACAGACAGGTGTCACACAGACACCCCTAGAGGTGTCACACAGACACACTAACCATAATAGAACCGTTATAATAAATAATAAGGGGAAATCTAAAAAACAGCTTTTAGTAGATTGGTCGCCTGATGACGCTGATAAGCAGTATGCAACCGAACTTGGCATTGACTGGAAAGAGACATTGACCGATATCACGCTCTGGAATGAGAAGAACGGCAATAAAGCGGCGTATGCGTCCTGTAGAGCATTTTGGCAGGGTTGGTTGCGGAAAGAGGCCAAAGCCCGTCCAGCACGCTCAAATCGCCAGGAATCGGCATCTCAGTGTCGGACACTAACCCCTAAGCAGCAAGAGTATGCAAAGACTGCTATCGGCAAGCTGTTCGGCAAATATAAGGATGAGGGCTATACATATGAGATTATTGAGAAGGCGGTTCACGCTTTTATGCTGACTGACCAGTCAGACCAATCATGGCGTGACCAAGGCACCGGCTTACCGCGTCCATTCTAGTGTGTAGTACCGATGATGGATTGGTACGACTAACCAGCAATATCAATAGCTTGCAGATTCATTGTCACGATTCTGTCACAGGCAAAAGAAAAGGCCGGATTACCGGCCTGTTCTGGTGTGTTGCTTAATAGGTGAATGCTAAGGGTTTTTGTGACATAGCAGGTCTGATGCCCTTGCCAGCACACCTTCAACATATTCGCTTATGTTGCAGTCTCTGCCGTTCAGCACGTTGTCGCGGCTGATGGCTCTTAATGCGGTTGCCATTGTGCTGTAATAGCCCATCGTATCCCAGCCGGTCTTCTTGTTATCGTTGCGCCGCATCAGCGTGTGATTGTATGGCTCAATCTCGACTTTGTAATTGCTGTCGATTGTAACCGTTTGTGGTTTTGCTTTTGGCATTGTTTATCCCTCTTTTCTGACTGTGATTCCTGTCGGCAAGGTCACACCATCAAGAACGTGCTTGATGATGCTTAGGTGATGGTCGCTGATGCCTTCAAGGTCTAGGCCAGCTTGCAACCATTTTTTGTGAACCTTTCGGCGTTTTGCCATGGTGCAATCACGCAGATGGTGCCGGTATTCATGCGCCCAAAAGTACGCCAAGCCTAAATAGTTGCTGGTGCCGACAAAGGTTTTGTCCAACTTAAATATTGCATTGAACGCATCAACAGTCACATATGAACTGTTAAAGTCTATTGTTGCAGTGCTTGCCATTGTCTTATCCCCTTCAAAAAACTAAACCATATCCCATTCGATACCGTTTAAGGCACAAGCACCGACTATGCGCTGTGTCTGGGCTTCGCTCATCTCCATACAGTTGACCGTAACGGTGATGTTGCCGTGCTTACACATATCCAGCCATAGCGAAACCTCGCCCTTTTTAGTCCACCAGGCCAGACCAACTTCTCCAGTATTACCATTCGCGCAAGCGTCACCATCTGATTTCATAATGGCAGATATTTCGCTTACAAAGCCAATCAGCCGCATAGTCTGCATCTGAGCCTTACTAGGCATCTTATGACGCTTTTTTGATGTTGCTGGTTTCTTTTGCTCATTGATGTCTACAACATTAGTCATTGTCCTGATTTCCCTTCATTGCTTTTATTTTAGCGACAGCGTTCTTTAACCGTTGCTGTTCAGTGTCTGGCAAGGTGTGTACAACCGTTGCCATCTCATCATCGTCTGGACTGAACTGGTCAACCCAAATGACAAATTCGATTGCGCTTGTGACTGTGTTATCTTTCAACCGTTCGCGCTCTTTTTTACGTTCTTCGGCGTAAAATGCTTCCTCGTACCTATCCATTAGCCTGCCTCATTTGCTTGTAGTATGTCGAAATCGTAAACTTCAAACTCATTGTGATGCACGTTTGAACCGTGAATGGCGTCTTGCTGATAATCGACTATTTGACGTTTCAGCAAATCCATTGCCCATTCTTTGGCTGTCTCTAAGCTATCGGCGTTAATCTCAACCGTTTGCGTTATTGATGCGATTGTTTCAACTGAATATCTAGGCATTACAAGATTCCCCTTTCATATTCCCAACCTATATAGGCTTGGTCTGTTTCTTGTTTAGTCGCGCCAATATCGTCTAGCATTGTCTGCATACAACACCGGCAAAGCTTGCGGCTGGTCTCTTCGACAAGAAACTGGCGGTCAACACCTGACCGGCTAACCGATAGCCTGACCGATTTTTCAACCGATTTTTGCTTTGGTATCTGAATCATAACTGGTTTCCCTTCTTACTGTTGTCAATTTAGATTAAGCAATCTAAAACAGATTGCAAGCATTATTTTAGAATGAAGCTTGCAACGGTTGCCAATAGACAACCGGCTGCAATGGTTAGAAGT